ATGATAAATAGATATGAACGCCTAAACCAAGAGCTGAAGATGGTTGAAACGAAAAGAAAGGTAGCTGCATACTGCCGAGTTTCAACGGACAATGAAGACCAAGCCAATTCGTTTGAAAGCCAACAGCGGTATTTCAGACAGTATATTGAGCGCAATCCCGATTGGGAGCTTTATGAGATTTTTGCCGATGAGGGCATTTCTGGCACGAATACAAAGAAGCGTAAAGAGTTTAACCGTATGATAGCGTGTGCCAAGAATGGCGACTTTGATTTGATTATCACCAAGGAGATTTCCCGTTTTGCGAGAAACACCCTTGATAGTATATATTACACCCGTGAATTGAAAAAGCACGGCGTCGGTGTTATATTTATGAATGACAATATCAACACCTTAGACGGCGATGCAGAGCTTCGTCTGGCGATTATGTCCTCTATTGCACAGGAAGAAAGCCGCAAGACTTCCGAGCGTGTGAAGTGGGGACAAAAACGCCAGATGGAACAAGGCGTTGTGTTCGGCAGAAGTATGTTGGGCTACGATGTCGATGGCGGCAAAATGACTATCAACGAGGAAGGCGCAAAGGTTGTACGCCTTATCTTCCATAAGTTTGTCAATGAGGGCAAAGGAACGCACGTCATCGCCCGTGAGCTTCGTGAGGAAGGTATCAGCCCTATGCGGGTCAAGGAATGGAGCAACACGGTTATTCTGCGAGTGATACGCAATGAGAAATACTGCGGCGACTTGGTGCAGAAAAAGACCTATACGCCCGACTTCCTATCTCACGAAAAGAAGTACAACCGTGGGCAAGAGGAATTTGTTATCATTAAAGACCATCACGAGCCGATTATCTCCCGTGAACTGTTCGATGAAGCAAACCGCATTTTAGATGCAAAGTCACTTTCGCAGGAGGGTAAGGCGAAGCACTCTAACCGCTATCCGTTCTCTGGCAAAATCAAATGCGGCTGCTGCGGCTCAAGCTATGTCGCAAGGTATAAGACCAGAAAAGACGGCAGCCGATATAAGGCGTGGCGCTGTAATGAAGCCGCAAAACACGGAAGCCCCCATATCGACAAGGCAGGAAACCAAGTCGGCTGTACGGGCTTGTCTATCCGCAATGAGGATGCGACCCACATTATGTATCTCGTAACCAAGAGCCTTAAATACAACAGGGATAAAATCATAAACAACCTAACCGCCGTTATTCAGTCCATCATTGCTATGGATACAACGGGAACGGATGTCCTAAAGCTGCAAGAGCAGATTAAGAAAATTGAGGGCAAGCGGACTAATCTGATTGACCTGTATATGTCCAATCTGATTAACAAGGACGAATTTACCGCCACCCGTGCAAGCTGCGATGCGGAAATCGAGGAGCTTCAATCTATCATCGAAAGCGTGGATAAGCAGCGTGAAATGATTGAGCAGCAACAGCAGCTTCTAAAAGAAATTGAGGACGCAATCAAAGAGATTGTCAGCGGCGTGGAGTACGAAGATGAGTTCTATAAGCACATTTTAGACAAGATGGTAGTTCAAGATAAGGATAACATAGATGTATATCTGAATTTACTTCCTATGAAGTGGAGCTATACGGTTGCAAAAGCATCAAAAAAAGCCGTAGCCTCTGAATGGAACATTTCAGAGGCTTCTCTACCGATGTCCGTCAGCAGGGCCTTCAGTTCCGGATAGGGCATGGAGTACCGCTGGCTCAGATAGCGCAGAGACGCTCCCAGCTCGCCGTCCGGACCACCGTACTGCATTTGGATATAGTTAAGTGTAGAAATAAATGGCCAGGTCCTGACTGGCCTTGTGGAAGGTGATGTGGTCCACCACGGAGCGGAGGGCTTCGCTTTTGGCCGCTTCGTCGGCGTCCGTCTGTAGGTAACGAATGACGGACGCCACTTTTTTTGCATAGGCGGCCTTGTCGAAATCCTTTGGAGCGGAGACGATTGCGGCGGCCTGCTCCTCCAGGCGGCGGATGTTAGACTCCAGGCGGGCCTTGTTCTCCCGGTACTCGTCCAGAGTGTCTACACCGGATTGATAGGCGTCCCGGCAGCGGGAGAGTTTGCGGCGCTCCTGTTCCAGCAGACGACCATAGTCCACCGCAGCGGCGGATTTGACGGGGGCGGAGCGGCGGGGAACCATATCAAAATCCAGACGGTCCACGGCGTCCTGCAGACCCGCCAGAACGGCGGCATTGGCCTTGCGCAGGGACAGGGCGTGGGAGGTGCTGCACTTGCCTTTTGCGTAATTGTGGCATTGCAGAGAGGGGCAGGGAGAATTTTTGCCGGACAGGATCAGGGTGGCCCCGCAGGCGCTGCACCGGATCATACCCCGGAGCATCCAGTCGGCGGCGGTCTGGCGCTGATACTTCCCATAGGCGGCTTTGCGCTGGTCGATGCGCCGCTGGACGGCGTCCCAAAGCTCCATAGACACGATGGGCGGATGCTTACCGTCCACCACCTCCACGCCATCAGCCACATGGACCCGGGAATACCGGGTCTTGTGGTCCGGGGTCCAGCGGATCTTCCCGATGTACACGGGGTTGCGGAGCATATACTCCACAAAGCGGTTGTCCGGCGGGTTGCCCCGGTTGGTGGTGACGCCCATGGCCCCCAGCTCCACGGCGATGTCCCGGAAGCCTGCGCCGCCAGCATAGGCTCGGAACACGGACCGGACGATCTCCGCCCGCTCCGGGTCCGCAACAAAGGTCTTGTTGGCGCTGTCGATGCGGTAGCCGAAGGGGGCGGTGCCCATGGCCTCGCCCCGGAGAAACTTTTCCGTCATGCCGCGCCTGACCTCTGTGGACAGATTGATGAGGTAGTACTCGTCAAACCACTCGATGATGCTCTCAATCAGGGTGCCGAAGGGGCCGTCTACAGCGGGCTCCTTGATGGAGATGACGGAGATGCCCTGCTTGCGCAGCAGGCCCTTGTACAGCACCGATTCCTCCCGGTTCCGGGCGAAACGGCTGAACATCAGCACCAAAATGACGTCGAAAGGCCTCTCTTTCTCCTTGGCCAGGGCAATCATCCGGTTGAAGGCCGGACGCTTCCGGGCGGTGGCGGCGGATATACCATCGTCCTGGAAAATAAAATCTTCCGGCAACAGGTAGCCGCTTTTTTTGGCGTACTCCCGGATGAGTCGGAGCTGACTGTCGGGGGAATACTCCTCCTGATCGTCGGTGGACACCCGGATATAGGCGGCGGCAATTTTCAAATCACGGTCGGGCATGAGGGCCTCCTTTCGGCCACTTGGGAATGGCTATAATCGTCACAACGGCCATAATCACAGAATAGACTCCGGTGCACGAATTGTCAATGGGCGAAGTGGCAAAAATGTGTAAAAAATAAAGAATAAGTGGACTGATTTCAGGCCAAAATTGACACATGGGCCAAATATTGTGGTAGGATGGAATCAGGATGAATGAAAAACTACGAGACAGGCGGGAATATCTTGGGCTGACGCAGAGACAGCTGGCCAGAATGGCGGGCGTGGGAAAGACCACCATCACGGAGGTGGAAGGGGGTGACAGACTGCCAAACGTGGTGACCGCGCTGCGCATTGCCAAGGCCTTGAAAACCACTGTGGAGAGCTTGTGGGAGGATAAACTATGACCGAAGACGAGGAGAGAAGAATATTGATCGGGCAGATCGTGCGCCTGCTGGAGCAGGCCACGGCGGAGCAGCTGCGGATCCTGTACATCGCTGCGCTGCACCTGGTCTGAGAGACAAACAAAGACATACAAAAAGGAGAGGCCTGCCGGGCGGCGGGCCTCTCCTTTTTTACTGGTCCTCCGGCGGCGGGACCTTGTCCGGCGGGGCGGTGCGCTGGCGGATCAGCTCGTCCAGCATCTGCTCCATGAGCTTCCACTGGGCGGGATCCAGCCGGGCCATGGTGGAGATCAGCTGGCGCTGGAACTCGCTGGCGGGATCCCGGATGACCTCCATGGCAAAGCGGGTGATCTCCTCCTCCCGGGAGAGCTGAACGAACATCTCTCCCTCGCCCGTCCGCAGCCACCGCTCGCTGACATTGAACTCCCGGCAGATATCCAGGATCGTGCGATCGCTGGGAACGGCTGCGCCGTTTGCCAGTTGGGAAACAAATGGCTGGGACAAGCCGACACGGCGAGAGAAGGCTGTTTTTGATAGGCCACTCTCACGAATAACATCGGCGATGCGGGTACATATATCGCTCATAATTCACCTCCTCGCTCTCATTAAAGCACATATGTAAATGAATGTCAACGAAAAATATTGCCCATCAATAAAAATACTATTGACAACATAGATTATCAATGATATATTATAGACAAGCAATGAAAAACCATTGCTCACGACACCTACGGCTGTCTGCGGCTGGCCTTGATATGCCGGTTGTAGAACTCTCCAATGGAATCAGCGTGGACGAATTCCCAATACAGCTCCGGGGATATGTGATTGTAGGTATAAATCCGCCCGGACTTCATACGGATGACGAGTTGACGCTGGTTGCCAATATAGCCAACGTGGGATATGTAGGAGGATTCTACGCCGTAAAGAGGGATGACGCGGCTGCCCGCCTTATAAGAGAAGGTGTCGGCGACGTTGAGCCTGGATGGCGGTTCCGGCTTGACTTCACGGGGCCTGCTGACCTCCACCTCGCGCGGCAACGCGGGGTGGGGCGAGGGCTCCGGCGGCGGGAGCGGTTTGGGCTGTGGGGCTGAGGGTTCTATCTGTGGCGGCTTCGGTTTGAAGCGGTGTAGCTCTCGCTCCGACAGGTTCAGCATAGTGAGGGCGTCAAGAATTTTCTGGTACTCCGGGACCCACGAAAGATCGGGAATGTAAGGCTTGCAGAATGCGCAGCCGCGATACCGGGGGTGCGGGTAAAATCGGCCGCAAATCAGCTGAATATTCAATTCTGGTAAATGGGCCGCATACGGACAGTCGGACCTATGAAGTATCCCGGAGCGGGAGTTGAACGCAAACACGCAACCGTCAATATCCGGAGAACGGATGCTATACAAATGCGGAAGCCCATCTTCATCCACATAAGCGCCAGGCGGGGCCCCTACAGCATCTCGTATGCGCAGAACGTCTTGACGGAGGAGCTGTATGCGCAGAGCGTTCCGGCGGCGACGGATTGAGTCAATTTGTTCCTGAAGCTCACGGGCCATCTGGCGGGAGCGTCCGCTCCTTCGGAACTGCTGTTCTTCGACATGGTGTTTGATTATCTTGTAGGCAATCAGCGAGACAGGAATGGAGAGCAGCAAAAGAACGGGAAGGCAGCGGGGAGGCGCCTGGTGCTCTACCGGCTTTGGCGATTCATAGCCAGGCGGCGCAGTGCGGCGATTAGGCCGGGAAGCTGAGTCACTTCCGCCAGAGGATGAGCCGCTGTTCCAGCCGGTTCGATCATCGTAGTTATAAGGACACCTGCCGTCTGGGTGCTGATGGGCCGGGTAGCCGTGATGATAATGATACTCCCTGGTGGAGTGGTCATAGTGGCCGCCGTTAGCGTCTGTGGCTCCGGGGTGGGCATAGGTGGCGGTACAGCAGAATAGGAGCAGAACACAGGCGAGAATTGGAATCAGATACCGTTTTCGCATGAAAATACCTCCCTCCACCGACATCATACCACAGCGGTGCGGGAGGCGCAAGGACGAGCTGAAAGGGGGTGAGGGGCGATGAAGGACGGGGAGAGCCTGGAAGCGATTCAGAGACTGCTTAACACGAGCTTTGCGGACGAAGGCCCAAACGAAATATGGCGGCGGTTATTCGCCGCTGAACAAGTAAGCATAACGGGGGCAGAGGCGATTGTAATCAAAAAAATACTTCCGAAGCTCGGCGATATCTTCCGAGTCGAGATCCGGAAAGATATCGCTCATATGGCCGGCAAGGTACTGCTGGGCCATATAGACTGAGCTGCCGATGATGCGGTGCTCGTCCGGCGTGAAGGCATAATTCCCGAGGCTGATCTTTTGAGCAACGGATGCGGCCACGGCGGTGTTGACTGCCTGCTGCTGATCGGTGAATGCTTCAAACTCGAAAGCAAGCGGCAGGGCCGCCAGGATTGCGGGCATATCCGAAGGGCCCAGCTTGATGTTGTGCGGCAGTTTCATACGAGATTCCTCCTTATTTGTGATGATTTCATCATACCACAGCGGCAAGGGAGGAGCAAGGACGAACTGAAAGGGGGTGAGGGGCGATGAAGATTCTGAAAAGGACCGTCTCCCACAATGGACGGCGGGAGGCGGCCCGGTGGGTCCCCCGCCGAGGGAAGCGCCGGCGGGGGGAGAACCACCGAATGAGAAAGGCCCTTATTCGCCAGAGGAAATCTGGCGGGCGTTCTTAGGAAGAATGACCAGGCACTCCGCTTGGGGAAACTCCTTTTTCAGCAAATGCCGGAAGTCGGAAAAGCTGACGGGAGAAATCACGTCAAACGAGGTTTCGTAGACCCGTTCGACGGTACAGCCCTGCGCTTCCAGGAAGGGAACGACTTCCGGCGGCGGGGCATGACGAAAGTGCAGATAGAACCAGCGACCCACAAAATCACCTCCCTTCGCTGGCATCATACCACAGCGGAAAGGGAGGCGCAAGGACGAACTGAAAGGGGGTGGCAGACCGTGAGCGAGCAGGAAAAGAAGATGCTGGCCATTCTTGTGGAAAAGGCCAGGCAGGTCACGCCGGAGCAGGAGAAGCTGGCGCTGGCCTATATGGCCGGGCTGGCCGACGGGGCCAGAAGCGTGCAGAGCGGCGAAAAGGCAGGATAGGACACGCCACCCGGCGCATAGGGTGGATGGAAAGGAGGCGTGGGAGCAATGGCAGGAAAGAAACGGCAGCCGCTGACCTGTTCGTTTTACCTGATCGACCGGGAGACCGGCGAAACCAGGCAGATCGACAAGGTGCCCCCGGAGGCCCTGGCAAAGATGCGGGAGCGCCTGAGCCGGAACATGAGCGACTATTACAGCCGCCACATGGACCAGTACGTCAGGCTGAAGCTGGATACATAGACAAAGGAGGAGCGGGCCAATGGCAGAGAAAAAGAGGGCTGTGTGCTGGGTCATCCGGCACCCGGAGCTGGGGATGGCCTGGGTCATCGCGGACGACTATGAACAGGCCACCGTGAAGGCGGCGGAATGGTGGGGCGTTCCCTGGGGCAAGCATGTGGCTCAGATGCAGGAACTGACCCGGGTGCCGTATATGCGGCACGTCTGCCCCCGGTGCGGACAGATCTATAACAGTGACGAACCCATGTGCGACAAGTGCCTGAAGATTCAGGAGACGGAGCAGCAGGAGACCACCAGGCGGCTGAAGGCCACCTGGTGGCAGGGCAGAAAGGACAAGCCCTTCGGGCAGTGAGCCCGGGGCGTAAAGGAGGATCACATGATCGATGAAAGAGGCCTGCTGGCGGCGGTGCGGTCCGCATGGCGCGGCAGCGGCTATGAAGTGGTGGGCAACGGCCAGGAGCTGGTGCTGCGGGGCCAGGGATGGCTGGCGGTGCTGCCCCGGGGCATCGCCCCGAGAAAGGTGCTGGCCTTGCTGGTGGAGCACCTGGGCGAGATCCCGGAGGGCGCCGCCTGGAAGGTCTACAAGAAGCAGGGTGCCCAGGCCCAGATGGTGGACATGGCTCTGGAGGCGGTGGACACCATCCGGCGGGAGCTGGAGGAGGATCCTGACCCCAGGCGGGTAAACCGGACGGCCATGAACTGGAAGGGACGGGAAATCTGGCAGACAGAGAAGCTGGAGGTGTACGCCTATGACCCGGAACAGACCGCCGTGGGCGCGGGAGACGCCATGGCCTTCGACGGACGGCTGGTATGGGACGACGAAGGGGGCCTGCTGGTGCTGGACCCGAAGGAGGGCGTCATTGACGAGGCCTTGCGGGAGCGGCTGGAGCAGCTGCCCCTGGCGTAAAGATTTTTTTAGGAGGACAAGCTATGGTACGCAAAATGACCACCATCGTGTGGAACGAGATCAACCTGCGCAAGCAGGAGAAGAACCTGCCCCAGCGGAACAGCCGGTGCCTGCTGCTGGTGGAGGGTGGAAGCGTCGAGCGGGCCTATTTCAACGGCCTGAGCTTCACGGCGCCGGGGATGCAGCTGAAGGCCAAGACCGGCATGCTGTGGGCACCGGCGGATGGCCACAAGGCCCAGTGAGGTGGAACAAATGGAGTGGACAAGCCATCTGCACTGGAACGAGATCAACCTGACCACCAACCCGCGCCGGAAGCTGCCGGAGAGCTATCAGCGGTGCCTGGTGCTGCGCAGCCCCGGCGGACGCCGGCAACTGGCCATCGGGACCTATAAAGCAAACGAGCGGGTGTTTTCCACACCCGTGCAGGACATTCCGATTGAAAACGGCATGCTGTGGCTGCCGGTGGCCGCCGTGAAGGCGGAGAGGAGAAACGTATGAGCACGATCACATGGATTTTCGCATACATCGGCGCGGGCACGGCGGTGCACTGGCTTATGCGCCTTGTGGACTGGATGGAGGGGGACAGATGAGGCCCCACGAGATCATGCGGGCGCTGCGGCGGCTGCGGGTGGAGACGGGGAGTCTGGCCTGCGCGGGCTGCGGCCACGAGCACAACTGCGGCCTTCACGGCTGCGCCATCATCCGGGCGGCGGCCAACCTGATCGACAACCAGCGGGCCCTGATCGACGCCCTGAAGCAGACCAACCAGGACCACAAGGCCATGCTGGCGGAGCGGGACCGGGCGGCATGTCCGGCGGCAGTGGACCGGCTGATGGAAAGCATCTGCGACCGGTGCCGCTATGAGCTGGAGGCGGACGGTCAGGAGCAATTGGACGATATCTGCGCCGGGTGCACCATCTGGGCAGATCTGGAGACCATCGCGGGGAGGGGGACAGAATGAGCGAGAGCTACATGAAAAAGGGACTGGAAGCTCAGAAACCCATGGAGGTTATGGAGGAGGGGCTGCGGTTCTATGCGGGCGAATTCCTCCGATGGGGCGCCGGGAAGCCCGCAGAGGACACTCCCCTGATCCTGGCCGCCGTCAAGCTGATGCTGCCGCTGCTGGAGGGGCAGCTGGGCCAGAGCAAGCGCAGAATGTACGATGTGCTCTGCCGGAATTTCTCGGCTATTGGGATGCTGAATGTGAAGAAGGGAGGAGACGGACATGGTGGCGACACATGAAATCAAGCTGCACCGCAGATACTGCGACCGCGTGTGCAGCGGAGACAAAACGGCGGAGCTCAGATACAATGACCGCGACTATCAAAAGGGAGATATCATTCGCTTTATTCCGACGGACGACAAGGACTTGGTTGCAGGGGATCCACCGAGGCACGAAATCCAGCAGAAGGAATACCGGATCACGCATGTTCTGAGCCATGCAGACGGTTTGTGCCCCGGCTATGTGGTACTGAGCATCAAGGAAGTTAAATAAAAAATGCCCCGGCGGAGACGCGAACTCCGTCGGGGGCGGCCAATGAGAGGCCGACTATCCAGTACACCCCTATTATAGCAGGTAGGGGCGGGAATGTAAATAAGGAGGAGCCATGGAATATTTGGAGCAGGCGCTGAGGCGCCTGGAGAAAGAGGACAAGACCGTGACGGACCCGTACGGCGCCGCCATGAAGGGCGCTGTGCGCCGTGCGCTGGAGTCCTTTGCCCGGCAGGATGAGGAGTTTGCCCAGGCCATCGCTCAGGGCGGCAGCTTCGCTGACTGCATGAAGCAGGTGTCCGGAGGCGTGAAAGGAGGCGCTATCTCCGACCTGGATGCATACCGCCGGGCGGTGGAGTTTTATTTCCCCGGAGCGGTCATCCGGGCCACCATGGAGATCGACGTGTGCCCCAACCGGGTGCAGGGGCCGGACCCACAGCGGGAGCAGCAGCCTGCCAAGGTGCTGGACCTGTCGGACTTCCTGTGAGGCGGCCATGGACACGAAGAAGCGGACGGAGCAGCTGGCCCGGCTGGCTCCGAGGCTGACGGACCGGGAGCTGCGGGAGATCAACGGCCTGTTCCAGGCATATATCTTCCGGCGCAGCAGGACCGGCGAGGTGTGGACCAGTTGCTGCGGAGTACATAAGATCATCCAACGGTGCGAGGATGGCAACCAGCAGCGCGTGATGGATCAGGCGCACACGCCAGCCCCCGCCTATCGGTGGGGGCGGTGCGTCAACGAGATAGACAGCGGGCAGCGGACAGCCTGCCCCTGGTGCGGGGCCAAGGCTGCCGTGAAGGAGCTCGGGCGCTGCGGAGAGCGGAAAAACCTGTGGGAGTACCGCCGGGCGGTGGTGCTGCGGCAGTGGCGCGGGGCTCTGTGGGCCTGCGCATACGACTGCTTTAAGGACTACGGGAAAGGACGGCTGCTGACGGACTCGCCCCGCACCGTGCTGCTGGGCGTATACCGGTTTGCGCCGGGCCGGGCGGAGGGAATCAGCCGCCCGTGGTGGGCAGACGGACCGCTGGGCGGATACCGGGAACAGACGGCCCCGGGAAAGAAAAAGCTGTGGGAGCTCAGTGCCCCCTACGGCTATTGCAGCGAGTACGGCACGGGATATGAGGCGGTGGGCCTGGAGGAGCTGGGGAAAAGCGCCTTCCGGTACTGTGGCGCGGAGGATCTGCAGAAGCACTGCGATCTGATCCGGCTGCTGACGGCCTGCTGCTTTTATGGAGACAAAATTGAATGGCTGCACAAGCTGGGGCTTCACAGCGCCGTGAGTGACCTTGTGGACGCGGGGAAGAAGAACGCGCGGCTGCTGAACTGGAGCGCAGAAAAACCCCGGGACTTTCTGCCGGTGCCGGTGAAAACGGTGCAGGCCCTGCGGCGGGACGTGGGAAACTCGGAGCAGACGATGGAGGCCCTGGGCCTCTGGCGGCGGCTGCGAGGGACCGGCGCCCAGGACAGTGTAGAGGCCTGTGAAGCGCTGGCGAAGATCGCCCGGGGACACCGGCTGGACCACCTGACGGCCCTGATGCGGCGGCACGGCCTGGCGCCGGGGCGGCTGGTGCGGTATCTGGAGAAAGGGGCCGGGGCGGTGGCCCTGAGCACCCGGCTGGAGCTGTGGACAGACTACATGGATGCGGCGGCGGGGGTGGGCCTGAACCTGGAGAACCCCATTTTCCTGCTGCCCCGGGACCTGGACCGCAAGCACGACGAGACAACGGCGGCATGGGCCGCCATGCAGGACCTGGCGAAGGACAAGAAATACCGGAAGCGGCTGCGGGAGCTGACCCGGCGGTACAGCTATACGGATGGCACCTATCTGATCCGCCCGCCGGTCAGCGGGGCGGAGATCAAGCGGGAGGGGCAGATGCTGCACCACTGCGTGGGCGGCTACGCAGGCCGGCACCTGAGCGGGGCCACCACCATTCTGTTCCTGCGGCGGCGGGACCGGCCCGGGAAGCCCTTGGCTACCATCGAGATGTGTGGAAACGCCATCGCACAGATCCACGGCTGGGACGACGAGCGGACGGCTTGCCCGGATAACCCCAAGAGAATCAGCTGCTGGAAGCTGTACGGCGCATTCCTGGAGGAATGGACCGGATGGCTTGCGGCAGGCAGCAGACGGGACAAACGGGGGCGGCCCATACCGCCCCGGAAAATCGGAAAGGAGAGCGCATGAGCGATATTGTAAACGTGCCCATGGCGGCACAGCGGGACATCCGGACGGTAACGGCGGAGATCCGCAGTCTGCACCGCCAGGCCCAGTGCATGGTGCTGGGCTATGCCATTGAGATCGGGCGGAAGCTGAAGGAGGCAAAGACCCTGCTGCCCTATGGCCAGTGGGGCCGGTGGCTCCAGGAGGAGGTGGAATTCTCCCAGTCCACGGCACAGAATTTTATGAAGATCTTTGAGGAATACGGGGCCAGGCAGGTGTCCCTTTTTGGGGACGCAGAATCCCAAACGCTTGGGAATCTGCCCTATACCCACGCCCTGCGGCTGCTGGCGCTGCCGGCGGATGAGCGGGAGGAGTTCGCCCGGGAGCACCATGTAGAGGATCTGTCCAGCCGGGAGTTGGAGAAGCTGCTGCGGGAACGGGACGAGGCCAGAGCCAAAGCAGAGGCGGCGGAACGGGCATCTGCAGACGCACGGACAGAGTCCGACGGCCTGGGGAAAAAGCTGGCGGCGGCACAGGGGTTCGCCCAGAAGCTCCAGGAGCAGCTGACCCAGGCCAAACGGGCCGTCGAGACTGCCCGGCAGGAGCTGGAGGACCAGAAAAAGAACCAGAAGGTGCCGGAGGAGACCATGGCCCAGCTGCGGGCCGACGCCGCCAAGAACGCGGAGGCGGCGCTGGCGGATAAGCTCCAAAAGGCCAAGGACCGGGAGAAAAAAGCCTCCGACCGGGTGGTTGAGATGGAAAAGGCGCTGGAACTTAAAAGAGATCAGGACCGCCGGAGGGTGGAGGAGCTGGAAAAGCAGCTGGCCCTGGCGGACCCGGATACGGCAGTTTTCAAGACGTGGTTCGCGGCCATCCAGCAGGACTTCCTGCGGCTGCGGGAGGCGGAGAGCCAGGTGTCGGGCTGGGACTCGGAAAAGGGGCAGAAGCTCCGCACCGCCGTCCGGGCGCTGCTGAGGCAGCAGGAGGAGATATGGGCATGAGAAACACCAACGACACCATTCGCGATCTGGACCGGTGCGCCAGGCCGGGAGAGACGTGCGTGGACTGCACCTATGACACCTGGAGCGGGCTGGGGACCTGCACCATGCGGCTGCTGGCCGACGCACACCAGGCGCTGACGGATATGCAGGGCCGATGCGCCCGGTACGCCGAGGAGATCATGGCGCTGCGGCAACGGTGGATTCCTGTGACGGAGCGGCTACCGGAAGATCGTAGCAATGTCCTCGCTGTCGCGTATTGGAACGAAAGATGGGGCGTCTATATGAGCTGGTGCGCTCCCGAAAGGGCGGAATGGTATGTCCATGTCGGCATTGGGGATAGAAGCAATGTCGCAGTCACCCACTGGATGCCTCTGCCGCCCGCGCCGGAGGTGGAATGATGGAACAAATTAATTGTCTGCGGTGTGCGTATCGGCACGAGGATAACGGCAACTGCACGGCGGCCGGCGGATTCTGCACAGCCGTTCCTGCGGCGCACTGCCGCCTGCTGCAAGAATACTTGGGCACGGGACTGACGCCGGAAGGCGTGGAAGCACTTAAACTGTCTATGATGGGCAAGGCTGTCGCTGAAATCAAGGAGTTTGATGGGCTGCCTATTGATCGCCTGAAAGAGCTTGCCGAAGCCGACAAAGAGGGCCGCGTGGTGGTGCTGCCGTGCAAGGTGGGCGATACGGTGTGGATTGCCGGATCCGTAAGAGGTGTGTACAGCGCGACGGTCAGGACATTCTTCTGCGGGAACCCTTCGGCGGTGCGTGGGGCGGACGATGACGGATACATCCAGATGATCCGCACGACAGAATGCGATATCCCGATTCGGAACTTCGGCAAGACCGTATTTCTCACCCGCGAAGAAGCGGAGGAAGCGCTGAGGAGGGCTGAGAATGGCTAAGCCAAAAGGAAGCAATTGCGGAGAACCGTGCCGGACGTGCCGGTATCGGGCGGACGGGGGACCATGGGACTGCAACTATGCCGATGTCATGGGCGTGACCAAGCGGAAAACCCACCCGGACGCCCCGATGGGCGCCCTGGCAGGGCCGGGGTGCCTGTGCTATGAGCGGGGGCGGCGGATGGAGCGGCCCTGCCGGGTGGGGCGGAAGAAGCCCAGGCCGGAGCGGCCCCAGGCGGCGCTGAGCCAGGACGCCCGGTGGGAGAGCATGCGGGCCATGCACCGGCAGGGCGGCAATGACGTGCAGATCGCCGGGGAGATGGGATGCTCCGTCTCCGCCGTGCGCCGGTGGCGGGTGCGGCAGGGACTGCCGCCCAACAGCCGGGACGGATGGAATAAATGAAAAACAGCTGCCCACAGCATGTGGGCAGCTCATCAGACGGCCCGGGAAAAGACCCGGACCGCCTGATGAGCTGAAAACCGACACTTATTATAATACGCGCGTGCGCGTATCTTGTGTGACCTTTAAGACCCTAAGTTTGCGGACACGGACCATAGGAGGGAGCGTGATGTGGGTGATACGAACGTACAAATGCGGCAGGGTGGTGGAGAAAAGCAAGTTCTGGGTCCCAGACGGAACCCGGGTACGGGGCGGACGGGTGAAGGGCAACACCTCAGCCGCCAAGCGGGACGCCAACGCGAAGCAGGCGGTGCGCATGGTGGCAAGAATCCTGAACTGCAACTTCCGCCACGGGGACCTGTACGTGACCGGGAAGTTCGATGACGAGACCCTGGCGCAGATCGGCGGGGACTACAAGACCCTGACCCGGCTGCTGGGGAACTTCACAAAGCGCCTGAAGCGGCACCTGCGCCGCCAGGGGGTGGAATTGAAATGGCTGGCGGTCCCTTCGGAGAAAGACGGGGAGACCGGCAGCCCGAAGCGCCTGCACGTGCACATGGTCATCACCGGCGCGGGGATCACCTGGCGGGAGGGCGCGTGGCACGTGGGGGAGACAACGCTGGACGACCTGTGGGGCATGGGCAGCATCTATGCCGAGCCTCTGCGGGACCAGGGGGACTATACCCAGCTGGCGGTGTATATGCTGCGGCAGGCCCGGCGGGGCGTGCCGGACGCCAAGAAATACTCATGCAGCCGGAACATGGCGAAGCCTGAGATCACCGAGCGGGTGGCCCGGACGGCCCGGGCCCTGCGCAACCCCGGCAAAACCTATCTTTTGGAATCCGGCCACTATGACGCGGAGACCGGGTGCCACTACATCCGGTATCTGCTGGACCGGGAGGACCCGGAGCGAGGGAGGGACGGACCATGAACGCAAGCGTCAACCTGTACGGCGTGTGCCCGTTTTACGCGGTGAGCGGAGATAAGCTGCAATGCAAGGACCCGGGGAAGCTCTCCGTGGAGTGGAGGTGGGGGAAAAGGCCAGAACAGGCCCGGTGGATGAGAGAATACTGCTGGAGCTACGACTACACCCGGTGCCCTATGTACCAAGCCATGGCGCAGCGGTACGAGGGCACCAGATAATGCGAAAAAATCACAGCGACGGGGAGAAAAACGGGGTCCTCGTCGCTTACAATGGTTGCAGGAGGTGGTGCGGATGGCCGCGCGGCAGATCAGCGAGAAGCAGCGAAAAAAGATCATTGCGGACTGGGCGCTGGAGGGAAGCTATCGGGCGGCGGCCCGGAAAAACGACGTGAGCCCCAACACGGTGCGCCGCCTGGTGCTGGCGGATCCCAAGGCGGCGGGAACGGCGCAGGACAAAAAACGCGCGTGCGCGCGGGATATGTTGAGCTACATGGACGGCCAGCGAGACGCAGTGTGCACCATCATCGGCCAGGGCCTGGAGGAGCTCAGCGACCCGGCGCGCCTGAAAACGGCGCCCATCCGCGACATTGCCACCACCATGGGCATCCTGATCGACAAGTGGACCCGGGCCCAGCAGGCAGCCCAGGGCAAGGAACCGGTGACGGTGGAGCTGGCCAAGGAGCTGGAGGATTACAGCGAATGAAGATCACCATCGACAAGCCCAACGCCAAGCAGGAGCTTTTTTTGCGGGAGCGGCACCGGTATGTGGGCTACGGCGGGGCACGCGGCGGCGGAAAGAGCTGGAGCGTGCGCACCAAGGCAAAGCTGCTGGCCCTGCGGTATCCGGGTATCCGCCTGCTGATCGTGCGGCGGAGCTATCCGGAGCTGATCAACAACCACATCAACACCCTGCGGCAGGAGTGCCTGGGCGTGGCCAAGTACAACGACCGGGACAAGGTGCTGCGGTTTCTCAACGGCAGCGTCATCGACTTCATGTACTGCGAGCGGGACCGGGACCTGGACCGGCTCCAGGGTGTGGAGTATGACGTGATTTTCCTGGACGAGGCCACGCAGCTGTCCGAGTACCAGATGCGGGCCATTGCGGCGTGCCTGCGCGGCGTGAACAGCTTTCCCAAGCGGATGTATTTCACCTGCAACCCCGGCGGCCAGGGACATGCCTACATCAAGCGGGTGTTCATCGATCGCCGGTTCGAGAACGGTGAGAACCCGGAGGACTATGTGTTCATCCAGGCTCTGGTTCAGGATAACAAGGCGCTGATGTCCGCCCAGCCGGAATATGTGGCCCAGCTGGAGGCCCTGCCGGGGCACCTGCGGGAAATGTGGCTGGAGGGGCGGTGGGACGTATTCGCGGGGCAGTTCTTTGAGGATTTCCGGCTGGAGCCAGACCCAAAGCGCTGTCAGGCGGCGGGCATTACCCCGGAGGAGGCCAAGGTGCAGCGGCGGTTCACCCACGTCATCGCCCCATTCGATGTTCCCAGGGGCTGGCGGATCTATCGCAGCTACGACTTCGGCTATCAGCGGCCCTTTTCTCTGGCGTGGTGGGCTGTGGACTATGACGGCACCTTCTACCGCATTCTGGAGCTGTACGGCTGCACCGGAGAGCCAAACGAGGGCGTGCGGTGGACACCGGACGAGCAGTTCCGCCGGGCGGCGGAGATCGAGCGGACCCACCCCGTGTTGGCGGGCCGGAAGATCGAGGGCGGCGTGGCGGATCCGGCCATCTGGGACGCCAGCCGGGGCGAGAGCGTCCAGGAGACGGCGGCCCGGTACGGCATCTATTTCACCCCGGGCGACAACCAACGCATAGCCGGATGGATGCAGTGCCATTACCGGCTGCAATTCGACCGAGAGGGCTATGCCCGGTGCTATATCTTCGACAGCTGCAAGGCGTTTATCCGCACCGTGCCGCTGCTGATGTACGCCAAGACCAGACCGGAGGACGTGGACACGGAGATGGAGGACCACGTGGCCGACGAGTGGCGGTATTTTTGCATGTCAAAACCAATAAAGCCCATCCTGGAGCAGCAGCGGACCCCCAGATGGGGCGACCCGCTGAACCAAATCACACGATACGGAGGATAAAACCATGGACGAAAACAGAGCGCTGCCCGTGAGCACAGAACGGCTGCGGGAGTGGACCCGCATTCTGGCGGACTACCGGGCGGGCAAGGCCAGCGTGGAAACCCGCATTGTGCAGGCAGAAAACTGGTGGAAGCTGCGCAACGCTACGGAGGAGGACAAAACGGCGGAATCTCCGCGCACGGGCTTCCGCAGCCGCAGCGGCTGGCTGCACAACGTCATCGCCAACAAGCACGCCGACGCCATGGAGGCCTACCCGGAACCGGCAGTGCTGCCGCGGGAGCCTGGGGACCGCCAGGAGGCGGACACCCTGTCGGCCATTCTGCCGGTGATCCTGGAGCAAAACCAGTTCGAACGCACCTGGAGCAATGCGATGTGGCAGAAGCTCAAGGAAGGCACCGGCTGCTACAAGGTGGTGTGGGACAAGGACAAACTCAACGGCCTGGGCGACGTGGCCGTGGAGCGAACCAACGTCCTGAACCTGTACTGGGAACCGGGTGTCAGCGACATCCAGCACAGCCGGTATCTTTTCCACACGGAACTGATGGACCGGGACCTGCTGGAGGAGACCTATCCCCAGTGCCGGGACAAGCTCAAGGGCGACCTCTTTGCTGCCAAGCACTACAGCTATGACGATAACGTCCGCACGGACGGCAAGTGCACGGTGGTGGAGGTATATTACCACGTGGGCCGGGTGCTGCATTACTGCAAGTTTGTGGGGGATATCGTGCTGTATGCCACGGAGAACGAGACGGAGGCCCCCAGCCGGCAGGTGACCCAGGAGGGCATCGACGGCCCGGTGACGGCGGAGATCGCCACGGGACGCCCGGTGGCGGAGCGGGGCCTGTACGACCACGGAAAATACCCGTTCGTGCTGGACCCGCTGTTTCCGGTGGAGGGCTCCCCCTGCGGATACGGCTACGTGGACCTGTGCCGGTCCCCTCAGGAGGAGATCGACCTGATGCGCAGTGCCATGATAAAAAACACCGTGGCCGGGGCCACGCCCCGCTATTTCGTCCGCGCCGACGGCGGCATCAACGAGCGGGAGCTGCTGGACGTGAACCGGCCCATTGTCCACGTCACCGGCAACCTGGGCGAGGACGCACTGCGGGTGCTGGACTACAACGCGCTGCCGGGGAATTACATCAACATGCTGCAGGAGACGGTGCAGGAGCTGCGGGAGACCAGCGGCAATACGGAGACGGCCGCCGGCTCCACATCGGCGGGGGTAACGGCGGCCAGCGCCATTGCGGCCTTACAGGAGGCCAGCGGCAAGGGCTCCCGGGACTCCACCAAGTCCGGCTACCGGGCATACCGGGAGATCGTGCTGCTGTGCATCGATCTGATCCGGCAGTTTTATGACGCGCCCCGGCAGTTCCGAATAACCGGCAAGGACGGGCGGGAGCAATTCGTGAGCTACGACAACAGCGGACTGCAGCCCCAGCCCCAGGGCAGCGCCTTCGGGGTAGACCTGGGGTACCGCGTGCCGGAGTTCGACATCAGCGTGCAGGCCCAAAAACAGACGGCCTACACGGCCATGGCACAAAACGAGCTGGCCCTGCAGTTTTACCAACTGGGCTTTTTCGATCCGGCTCAGACGGACCGGACGCTGATGTGCCTGGACATGATGGACTTTCGGGGCAAGGAGCAGCTGACGCAAAAGATCCGGGCCATGGGCAACATGTATGACAAGCTGCAGATGGTGCTGCAATATGCGGCCACCCTGGCCCAGCAGCACGGAGACGCGGCGGCCATGCAACAGCTGGCGGTCATGGGCGGCGGAACGGCCGCGGCTCAGGGCTCGGCGGCGGGACAGGAGCCCGTTTCCGTTCCTCAGACGAGCCGGGAGGAAAACGCCATGGTAACCAAGGCCCGGAGCCAGGCCAGAGAGGCCTCCCAGCCGGGAGGCGGCGCGTGATCCGGGCGCGGTATAACTGGGACCCGGCGGTGGGCCGTCTGCGCCTGACCGTCCGGGGCCATGCGGGGACGGCTCCGGCAGGCCGGGACCTGGTATGCGCCAGCGCGTCCATCCTGGCCTATACGGCGGCAGCTGTGCTGCGGGACGCCGAACGGGGCCGGGCCGAGATCGCGGAAGTGCAGACGGCAGACGGCCTGTTCACGGTGGATGCCGTGTGCGACGGCCGCACGGAGGAGCGGGTGGATGCCGTGTGCACCGGGTTCCGGCTGCTGGCGGAGCAGTACCCCCGGTATGTGCGGTTCGAAAAAAGTTTCGGAAATGGGGAGAAATCCGGGAGTGCGGTACGTTAAAATAAAAACGCGGGGGTCCTTTGGGCATGGGGATGCTTCGCGGGTTTCATTTCTCCTCCTTTCTTTTCCCGGGGTGTGCGTACCGCCCCGGGAGCATGCCGGGGGCAAAGCGGCTGGCCGGAAGGCCACCAGGTGCAAGTCCTGGCCCGGGCACCATACGGGCTCGTCCACCACACGGACAGAATAACGGAGGGAAACCACATGAGCGAGTTTTACTGGCTGCAGCTGTTCGCCGAGGGATCTGACGGCGAGGGCACGGGCGGAACGGCTCCCGACGCCGGGGAGGAACTGCGGGCACTGGGTGTGCCCGAGGAAAAGATCCGCAAACGGGCGGGGCGCATGGCTCCCAGGCAGCAGGCGGCGGCGGACGCGCCGCAGGCCCAGGCGGCCCAGGAGACGGCCCGGCAGGAGCAGGACGCCGCTGCTCAGACCGAGACCATCCCCAAGCGCATGACTTGGGAGGAGATCATGGAAGACCCGGAGTACAACGGCCGCATGCAGCAGGTGGTGCGCGACCGGCTCCGGGAGAGCAGAGGAGCCCAGGACAACCTGCGGACCCTGGAGCCCGCGCTGGAGCTGCTGGCGGACCGGTATCACCTGGACGCCGGGAATCTGGACGCGGCGGCACTGGCCAAGGCCATCACCGAGGACAGCTTGTTTTATGAGCAGCGGGCCGAGGAGCTGGGTGTGTCACCGGACATGGCCCGGCGCATGGACCAGATGGAGCGCTTCGAGCGCCGCCAGCGGGAGATGCAGGAGGACATGGCTCGGCAGCAGGCACAGATGGAGCACTTCCGGGGCCTGGTGCAGCAGGAGGCGGCCATGCGCGAGCTGGTGCCGGACTTCGACCTGCGGCGGGAGCTGGAAAACCCAACGTTTGCGCGGCTGACCGCACCGGGGGTGGGCATCAGCGTTCAGGACGCTTATTTTGCCGTGCACCGGCAGGAGGTGCAGGAAAAGGCCCAGCGTCAGGCGGCCCAGGAGACGGCCCAGAAGCTGGCGGCATCCATCCAGGCCAACCAAAGCCGCCCACGGGAAAACGGGACCTCTGCCCAGGCCCAGAGCGCGGGCCAGGTAGATTACAGGAGCATGCCGCGCCAGCAGCGGGAAGAACTGAAGAACCGGATCCGCATGGCGGCGGCCAGAGGGGAAAAGGTGTATCCCACCTGATACCACATTCCCCGGAAAGGGAAAAATCACAACATGAATGCGTACATGAATTTGCAGCTGTTTGCGGATGCAGGCACCCTGGTAAACACCAGCGTGAACTACGCAAACGCATATGACGCCAGCTCCAAGACGGAGTTTTCCGGCGTAAACACCCTGTCGCCGACGCTGAAAACCTTTTACGACACCGAGCTGCTGGAAAACGCCCGGTGCAAAATGGTTTTTTCACAGTTCGGCAAGAAACAATATCTTCCAAAGGGCCGCGGCAAGACCGTGGAATGGCGGAAGTGGAACACCTTCCCCCGGGCCAGCAAGCTGCAGGAGGGCGTTATCCCTACGGGCCAAAAGTTCGGGATGACCTACAAGACTGCCAGCATCGACCAGTACGGCGCATACGCCGCCATTTCGGATCGACTGGAGCTGCGGGCCTATGATGATGTAATCCTGGGCGCCACCGAGGAAATGGGCGCGTCGGCCAGCGAGACCATGGAGTATCTGATCCGGGACGCTCTGCTGACGGGCACCAACGTGCTGTACTGCGACAACATCAAGGCCGACGGCACCAAGGTGGGCACCCCCACCAGCTGCGCCACCATGGGCGCGGGCGGCACCACTGCCAGCGGAGGCAACACCGTGGAGGATGGCTGGGCGCTGCTGACCCCGGACATGGTGAACAAGGCCGTGACCAAAATGAAGAAGGACAAGGTGCCCACGCTGGCCGGCAACAAGTATGTGGCTGTGATCCACCCCAGCGTCAGCTACGACCTGCGATCCAGCAAGGATTGGGTGGAGGCGCACAAGTACGCCGCCACCACGGAGCTGTTCAATGGCGAGATCGGCGAGCTGCACGGCTGCCGGTTCATCGAAAATCCCGACGCGCCGGTGCTGGGCGGAGACGGCTACAAAAATAAGTCCAATGGCGTCACCTATGCCACCTATTTCCTGGGAAAGGACGCCTTCGGCGTCATCGACCCGGAGGGCGGCGGCCTGGAGATGATCATCAAAAATAAGGGCGAGGTCGGCGGCCCCCTGGAGCAGTTCAGCACCGTGGGCTACAAACTGGAAACCAACGGGGCCACGCTGCTGTATCCGGAGCGGGTGCTGCGAGTGATGAGCGTGAGCAGCTACAGCGCCACTGACGCGGCCAACTGAGCGGGATAAGGAGGAACCATGAAAAAAGACGAAGTGAACACCCAGGAGGTCCAGGAGGTCCAGGAGGTCCAGCCTGAGCGGGTGCCCATCACCATCCCACGGGGCGACAAGCGGGACGACACAAATTTGTTCGTCTCGGTGAACGGCGTGAACTATCTGCTGCCCAAGGGGCAGACCTCGATGGTGCCGCCGGAGGTGGCCGAGGAGGTCAAGCGTTCCTGGGAGGCGGAGCGGCTCATGGACGAGCATTCCCGGGAGCTGCTGGAGAGCAGCAAAAATCCCATGAATCAGTGAGTGAGTCAGGAGGAGAGGCGGAAGCCCCTCCTCCTTTCGCGCAGAAGGAGAAAAGCATGACGATTATGGACGCGATCGAGCGGGTGGACACCCTGAAGCCCAACCAGTACACGGAGGAGCAAAAGGTGCGCTGGCTGGAGCGACTGGACGGCCAACTGTTTTTGGAACTGGTGTGCACCCACGAGGGGGCGGCGGGCACGCTGCCCCGGTACGGCACGGACGATACGGACCGGGAGCTGCTGGTGCCGGAGCCGTATGCCGATGAGCTGTACAACTATTACCTGCAGAGCATGATCGACCGGGAGAACGGCGAGACCGGCAAGTATAACCAGTCCGGTCAGTTGTTTAATGTGGCATATCTGGCCTATGCGGGGTATTACAACCGGACGCACATGCCCTTGGACCCGGGGCCCGTGCGGTTTTGAGAGGAGGGGGACCGTATGCTGCTGCCAACGCTGAAGGAGACCAGCACCAAGCGGCTGGTGACCAGTAAATTCGGGGGGTACGACCACCGGCTGCGCATTGAGGACGGCCAATGGTGGGACATGCACAACCTGACGTCAGACCACTGGCCCATGCTGGCCAGCCGCCCGGCCCGGGGCATCGGAGAGGCCATTCCCAGCCCCGGCGGCCTGACCGCCAAGGACTGCCTGATCTGGGTATCCGGCGGGAGCGTGGTGGTGAACGGCAAGGCCGTGGACCTGCAGCTGACGGAGGACGGCCCCAAACAGCTGGTGAGTATGGGCGCATTCCTGGTGATCTGGCCGGACAAGAAGTACCTGAACACCGGGGACCTGACGGACTTCGGCCCGCTGGAGGCGGACTATCAGGCGGGCGAGGACGCGGAGGTACAGTTCCGGCTCTGCGATGCGGAGGGGACGGAGTATCAGAACGTCCAGACCCAGCGGCCGGAGACGCCCCAGACCGGGGACCTGTGGATGGAGGAGCACCAGCTGAAAAAATACGACGACGCCACCGGCACCTGGACGGCGGTGCCGGATGTATATGTAAAGATCCTGTGCGCCGGCATCGGCCAGGCCTTTGACACCTGGGACGGGGTGGAGCTGACCGGCATCGCGTACAGCGGCGACAGCGAGACGCTGACCGCCCAGTACGCTCAGCTGAACGCCACCAAGGTGATCACCGCCAAGGGGGACGACTATCTGGTGGTGGTGGGCATCGTGGACCGGAACGCCAGCCAGACCGGCGGACTGCGGGTGCGGCGGCGGGTGCCGGACATGGACTATGTGTGCCAGGCGCAAAACCGCCTGTGGGGCTGCAAATACGGCGTGGTAGGCGGCAAGCCCGTCAACGAGCTGTACTGCTGCAAGCTGGGGGACTTCAAGAACTGGAACTGCTTCATGGGTATTTCCACGGACTCCTGGGCGGCCTCGGTGGGCTCGGACGGGGCCTTCACCGGGGCGGTGACCTATCAGGGCTACCCCACCTTCTTCAAGGAGGAGCGGATGCACCGGGTGGCCGTTTCCGCCAGCGGGGCCCACCAGGTGACGGACATGGCGGTCCGGGGCGTGCAGAAGGGCAGCTGGCGGAGCCTGTGCGTGGTGAACGAGGTGCTTTACTACAAGGGACGGACGGAGGTGTGCGCCTATGACGGCAGCGTGCCCTGCGCCATCAGCGCCCAGCTGGGGGACCGGCGGTACAGCGAGGCCGTAGCCGGAGGTGCAGACGGGAAATACACCATCAGCATGAAGGACACGGAGGGGGCATACCACCTGTTCTCCTATGACACGGCCAGGGGCCTGTGGCACCGGGAGGACGATTTCCGGCCCCTGATGTTCGCGGCCTGCGACGACGACCTGTTTGCCATTGAGGAATCCACCGGCAGGCTGGTGGCCATGTGCGGCACCCAGGGAACGCCGGAGGACCGGGTGGAATGGGAGGCGGTATCCGGCATACAGGCCTATGAATACCCGGACCGGAAGTATCTGGGACGGATGGACCTGCGGGTGCAGCTGCAGGGAGAGATGACCCTGTATGTGCGATACGACTCCGCAGGGGCCTGGCAGCGCATGAGCCGGGTGTGCTGGGAGAAGGGGGCCACGCGGACCTTCGCCGTGCCGGTGATCCCCAGGCGCTGCGACCACTTCCAGCTAAAGCTGGCGGGGCGCGGGGAAATGCGCCTGTTTGCCATGGCGAAGATCCTGGAAATGGGGAGTGATCTGTGATGAACATCATCAGCACGCCGCCCCTGCTGCGCGGGGGCCAGGCGGAGCAGCTGGCGGCCATGCGGTCCTATCTTTACCGGCTGGCGGAGCAGCTGAACCAGAGCATGCACAGCCTGACGGTGGATAACTTCGCGCCGGGGGCCGCGCAGGACCTGCAGCAGGCTGGGGGCGGCGACACGGACGCGGTGCGGCGCACGGTGGACGAGTCGGCGGCGGCCCTGAAAGCGCTGATCATCAAGACGGCCAACGTGGTGCAGAGCCATGTGGATGTGTTGGAGCTGCTGCTGCGCAGCGACTATCTGGCCATATCGGACTTCGGCGCGTTTCGAGAGCAGATCGAGAGCCGCTTGCAGGCCACAGCGGAGTCCATCACCGCCACCTATGACTACGCGGCGCAGATACAGTCCAGCCTCCAGCAGGGGCTGGAGGATCTGGAGAGCAGCAGCCAGGCGGCGGACGATGCGCTGCGGGCCTATCTGGTGGAGACTACCGGGTACATCAAGCAGGGCATCATCGGCTATAACGGGGCCGTGCCCATCATCGGCATTGCCATCGGGCAGGACATCCGCACCACCGGCACGGCAACGGTTGACGGGCAGGAATACGAGATCATCAACACCAGCAGCAACATGACCACCTGGACCACGGAGAAAATGAGCTTTTACGTCAACGGTGTGGAGACGGCGTATTTTTCCAACGGGGCGCTGCATGTGAACAAGATCGAGCTGGGCGAGCGGCTGACAGCGGCAGGAAAATGGGACATCTCATTTACCGCCGGCGTGGCCATCAAGTGGATCGGAGGTTAATATGGCGGGTATATACGGCGCGAAATCCACATACGGCTGGCAGCTGTGGCTGGGATATACGGTGCAGCAGTCGGCGACGGAGAACAAATCCACCATCGCTCTGGAGCTGAAGATCTACTGCGGCACCGGTGACAGCTACAACCAGTCCGCCAACAGCTGCTATTACGTGCTGCAGGGGGCAAAGGTATTCAACCCCTACAGCTACGGGGCAAAGGCGTGGTATAAGCTGGGGACCAGGACCGTGACCGTGGCCCACGACGCGGCGGGCAAGGCCAGCGTGACCCTGTCTGCCGAGTGGCACAGCGGCTTCACCAGTCAGTGGACCCCGGCCACCCTGACGGTATCCCAAAAGATCACGCTGCCGGACATTCCCAGGGCGTCCTCCGTGTCGGGGGAGCTGGTGCTGGGGCGGAAGGGCACGCTGCGGATTACGGCGGCCTCGTCGGATTTTACCCACGACATTACGGCCAAGTGCGGAACGGCCCGGGTGACGGTATGCACCGGGGCGGCGGCTTCTGCAGAGTGGACCCCGCCCATCGCGTGGGCCAGCCAGAACACCAAGGGGAAAACGGTGGACGTGGCGCTGACCACCAAGACATACCGGGGCGGCAGCCTGGTGGGCACCAAGGAGCAGACACTACGGGCGACCATTCCCCAGAGCCTGGGACCCACCGTGCAGACCGGCTGGTGCACTGCATTGCCGGACAACAGCGGCGGCAAGGCCAGCGGCTTGCAGGCGTGGGTGCGGGGCTATTCCCGGGCTGAGATCACCTTTAACGCCGGGAAGATCACCTGCCAGTACGGGGCCACCGTGGCGGGGTATGAGATCGTATGTGGCGGGAGATCGGTAAAGGCGGCGCCGTACCGGACGGACGTGCTCCAGGGCCTGACGGCCAGCGTCCTGTGCCGGGTGACGGACTCCCGGGGCTACAGCGCGGAGACGACACTGACGGTGCAGCTGAACGACTATGCGCCGCCAGCGCTGACGGGGGTGAAGCTGTACCGCTCCGACGGGGCGGGCATCGCAGCAGACGAGGGGACCCACATCTGCGCCCGGGGCAAGGTGACATTCTCCCCGCTGGGCGGGGCCAACGCCTGCACCCTGACGGGATACTGGGCGGCGGCTTCCGGGAGCTGGAGCGCCGGAACGGTCATGACCAGCGAGACGGACTGCATCATCACCGGGGACACGGACATCCTGCCGGCGGCCAGCTACAGGGCCAGGATCGTGGCCCGGGACAGCCTGGGCAATGAGGCAGCCTACGAAACAACTATCCCCACCTCCCAGGTAACGGTCCACCTGAAGGAGGGAGGCAAGGCCGTTGGCATCGGCAAATACGCCGAGCATGAGCACGCCATAGACATTGCCGATGGCTGGGGCATTTACTGGGGCGGAAAGGCCTTGCTGGATATCGTGTGGCCGGTGGGCAGCGTGTATCTCTCTGCGGCGGCGACCAGTCCGCAGACACTGTTCGGCGGCACATGGGAACAGATCAAGGGAAGATTCCTACTGGCGGCGGACGACGGCCACCCGGCAGGCAGCACAGGCGGCGAGGAGGAGCACATCCTGACGGCGGCGGAGATGGCAAACCACACTCACGGCTACGATTACACGGGCCAGAGCATTACGGAGGGCGTCAACGCCATCCGCCTGTATAAGGCTGCGAGTACCCAGTACAACGCTTACACGGGCAAGGCCACGTCCAACTGCGGCGGCCAGGCCCACAACAACATGCCGCCGTATCTGGCGGTGTACGCGTGGACGCGTACAGCATAGGAGGTGCACAACATGGCAATTCGATGGATAAACACCGGCACGGACCGGAGGAAAAAGCAGACGGTGCCCGGCGGGGCGACGGTGCAGATCGGAGACATCCGCCAGGGCGCGGAGCTGCCGGTGGAAAAGCCCAGCTATCAGCTGATGGGCGCCCAGCAGCCTGCTGCTGCCCAGCGGACCTCTGCACAGGCGGCGCAGACGAACGGCCAGCGGGCGGCGGTGCAGAGCAGCACGCCGTCCACCCAGAGCAGCGGCCGGCAGGTGGGCTATGACCCCGGCGGAAACCAAGCGTATCAGGAGGCGCTGCGGCGGATGCAGGAGACGGAGCAGACCCGCCCGGAGTATCAGGACAGCTATTCCCAGCAGCTGAAGGACCTGTACGACAAGATCATGGGACGGGAAAAGTTCCAGTATGACGCGGCCAACGATCCCTTATACCAGCAGTACCGCCAGATGTACGTGCAGCAGGGGCGGCAGGCCATGGCGGACACCATGGGTCAGGCGGCGGGCCTGACCGGCGGGTATGGCTCCACCTATTCCCAGGCGGCGGGACAGCAGCAGTATGACGCTTATCTGCAAAAGCTCAACGAGGTGGTGCCGGAGCTGTATGCCCAGGCGCGGCAGGCCTATAACGACGAGGGGGACCGGATGCTGCAGCAGTATCAGCTGACCGGCGACCTGCGGGACGACGAATACAGCCGGTATCAGGACCGGCTGAGCAACTGGTGGAAGGACCTGAGCTATCAGGCAGACCGGGCGGACACGGAATACAGCAGGGGCGCGGAAAACTGGTGGAACGCCGAGAGCGCCGGGAGGCAGGACCGGGAATTTGCCTATCAGCAGAAGAAGGACGCCTACAGCAACCTGGTGACCCTGATCGGGGCCACGGGGTACAGCCCCAGCCAGCAGGAGCTGGAGGCGGCGGGCATGAGCGCGGCGGAGGCGGCCAAGTGGCAGGAGTATTACCGCCAGCAGCAGGCGGCAGCCGCAGCGGCCCGGAGCGGCTACGGCTCCGGCGGGTCCGGGAAATCCGGAAAGAGCACCGGCGGGGGCGACAGCAAGGGTGTCGCTCCTGCCCCTGAGGGGTCCGGCGGGAACCGGGTATATGTGCCCGGGTACGGCTATATCAGCTATGAGGACGCGGAGCGGCTGGAGCAGCAGGGGTATATTGTTCTCCAGGGCACCGACAAAGACAATAATCCCATCTATGCCCGCAGCACCAAGAAGAACATCAACAAGCCCACGAGAATGAACGTTTAAGGGAGGAAACCACATGGCGATGCAGACAGGCGGCGGAACGGCCCGGGACCGGATCATGGCCCGGGCCAGGGCCCTGGACGACGAGGAAAAGAAAAAGCAGCAGGCACAGCAGCCTCAGCAGACCCGGCAGAGCGCCCGGACACAGGTGCCCATGCGATACCGCCAGACGGCGCAGGAGCCCGGTCAGGAGGCCGCACAGCAGCCCCAGACCACGGCCAGGGACCGCATTCAGGCCCGGGCACGGGCTATGGGACAGCAGCGGGTCATGTCCGGCCTGGGGGACCTGACGGTGGAGGAGTATCAGTATGCCCTGAAGCAGGCGGAGAAGTCCATCGCGCAGCAGGACGACCGGTTCGGATCGGACCGGGCCAAGGAGACATACAAAAAGGCGCTGCTGGCGCTCTCACCCGTGGTTTCGCCGGTCTGGACGGGGGTGCTCGCGCTGACCGACTTTGGCAAGAATGTGCAGGAGCGGGAGGCGGCAGCCGCGTCCAAGACGGCAAAGTGGCTTTTCGGCAAGAGCCAGAAAACGCCGGAGGAGATCGTGGCGGAGCAGCAGGAGGCCCAGGCGGCGGCCCGGCGCCGGGAGGAACTGGCCAGCCTGGACCTGGCGGAATATGAGCGGCTGCTGGAGCAGGCCAAGAAGGAGGCGGCGGGACAGCAGCCCAAGTATAACATCCACGCCATGGGCGGCTATGACCCGGCGGCGGAGAACACAGAGGCCCGGAAAAAGGCCGACGACATGCAGCGGACCTATAACCAGGCCAAGCAGGTGCAGTATGAGCGGCAGGGCCTGGAGGCCCTGGGCAAGCTGAACCGGAAGCAGCTGGCGGCGGTGGAGACCCTGGTGGAGACGCCGGAGACGGGCACCGCCGTTATGAGCGCCCGGGTGGCCCAGGACAGCCGCAGAAAGCAGGCCACGGACACCCTGAAGGCGGCGGGATACTCCGACACGGAGATTGGGGAGCTGGTGACCTGGCGCAGCCGCCAGAAGGACCAGGAGGCCTATCAGAAAAATGTGCAGTGGCACGAGAACCTGGCGGACAGTGGCGCGGCAGGTGCGGCGGCGGCCACGGTGCTGTCGGTGCCGGAAAATCTGCTGAGCGGCCTGGGAGCGGCGGACCTGGCCATGCAGAACGCGCAGAAGCTGGGCGGCGTGGATCACCCGGCCAACTACTACACCCCGGCCATGCGCCTGTACGGCGGCTCCAACGCTGCCAGGACCACGGTGTCGGAGAAGCTGGAGCGGAGCACGGACGCTACGATCTTCGGCCAGAACGTGGCGTCCGTGGCCTATAACATCGGCACCAGCATGATGGACTCCGGGGCCACAGCGGCTCTGGCGGCCATCGGTGTGCCGCCTATGGTGGGATCCGCGTTCCTGGGCGGTTCTGCGGCAACGGCGGCCATGGTGGACGCCAAGGAACGGGGCATTGACGACACCAACGCCCTGTGGACGGGCCTGTTCGCAGGCGTGGCGGAGACGCTGTTTGAGGACGTGTCCCTGGAGCGGCTGCTGACCTTGAAGCCTGCGCAGGGCACCCTGGCCAAGCGGCTGCAAACCACAATGAAAAACGTGGGGCTCCAGGCGGCCACCGAGGGCAGCGAGGAACTTTTTACCAGCTTCGCCAACTACATCACGGACCGGGCCATCAACGGCGGACTCAGCGAGTACGGGACCGCCGTGCGGGCCTATATGGACCAGGGCATGAGCCATCAGACGGCGACAGCCAAGGCCAGCGCGGACCTGGCGGGACAGATGGCCATGGACTTTGTGGCGGGCGGCATTGCCGGCGGCCTGATGGCAGGCGGAAAGTCGGCCATCGACGTGGGCCAGCAGAACCGCGCTGTGCTGCAATTCGGCGAGCTTGCAGGTACAGCGGCGGAGGACCGCCTGAGCGCCGACGGAAAGGACCGGCTGGCGCAGAAGGTGAAAAGCCGCACCGAGCAGGGCGAGACCGTAAGTGGCGGCGCACTGCGGGAAGTAATGGAGCGCACCATTGAAGCCCGGAACAAGGAGACCCGGGAAAACGTCCGCCAGCGGGCGCAGGCCCGCCTGGAGGAGCTGGGCGATCCGAACGCGGAGAGCGTGAGCCGGGCGGTGGCGCAGCTCTATGACAGCAACATGAGCCGCGCCCGGGAGGAACGAGCCCGCCAGACGCTGCGGAACAGCAAATACGGCCAGCAGGTGGCCAACGAGCTGGAGGAGGCTATGGGCCGCCGGGAGCGGACGGAAGATGCAGACCAGGGCGCCACAGCTGCGTGGGCAGAGAACCTGCCCCGCTACACCAGCCGGGGAGAGTACATCAGCGAGCTGCAGAGAAAGCGCGTCAACCCCCAGGCCACGGACCGGCGGCCTGTGACCGGGTACAAATACAACGCCGAGACAGGCCAGCTGGACGCCATCGTGAAGGGCGAGGACGGCAAGACCGAGACCATCCCCAAGGAGAGGGCGGCCACCACCGGCCAGCAGGAGATGCTGGCCTATCTGGCGGCGGACCTGAAGGAAGGTGCTCCGGCCATGATCGCCAGCTATCTGGACGGGCAGGACCTGGAGACCTATTCCCGGCAGTGGCACAATGCATACGAATACGGCGCGGCGAACGTGAAGCGGGACTATGCCATGGCGTCCCAGGCGGTGGACCAGCTGAACGAGACACAGCGGGGCATCGCCTATGACACCGGCAAGGCCGTATATGACCAGAGAATGGCCCAGGAGCGGCAGAAGTTCCCGCAGGAGAGCAAGGGCGCCGCCATCACCCGGGAGGGAACTGTGAGCCTGAAAGGGGCCACAGTGGGCGGCGTGACCTATGCCCCGGTGACGCAGGAGGCCATGACCCGGCGGCAGCGGGATTCCGTGGAGGTGATGCGGCAGCTGGCCCGGGTGTCCGGCGTGGACGTGGTGTTCTATCAGAGCCGGGCCAACGGGCAGGGCCGCTATACGGAAGCCAACGGCTTTTACCGGGACGGCACGGTATACCTGGACATCAACGCCGGAAAGAACGCCGTGGGCGACCTGAGCGAGACGGCGGTGCTGCTGACAGCGGCACACGAGCTGACCCACTTCATCCAGGAATACAGCCCGGCCCAGTATGAGCAGCTGCGGGACTTCGTGGTGGAGCGGCTGACGGAGGCGGAGGACGTGGATCTGGACGCTCTGGTACAGCGGCACCAGAAGGACCAGCCGGAGCTGAGCTATGACGAGGCGCTGGACGAGGTGGTGGCCGACGGCTGCCAGATGATGCTGAAGGACAGCCAGGCGGCGGCTGCCCTGGCAAAGCAAAACCGCAGCCTGGCCGGGAATATCCGGTCGTGGCTGCGGAAATGGGTGAAGCGGCTGCAGGAGGCCTTCCGGGGCCTGACGGCCCGCAGCCGGGAGGCCCAGGCACTGACCCGGTACGCCAAGGAGCTGCAGAAGATCTGGGACGACGCTCTCATCGGCGCGGCGCGGAATTTGCAGCAAAGCGAGGCGGAAACGTCCGACGGCGCAATCGTGTGGGATGACTCCCTGATCCACGACACAAGCGGCGATGACGGCGTGTGGGGCGATAACCTCCATCAGCAATCAGACCCCGCTACCGGTGCACCTGCGGCGCAGGTGCGGTATGAGGTGCGAGAAAGCAAGGATGAGACTGTTTCCGGGATCAAGGAACAGATCAGGAGAAATGCCAAGGCGCTTGAGGCCATGGAGCCGGTGGGTTCTGCAATGGTGTCTGGGATAGAACGGATGACTATTGCGCAGAAAAGGCAGTGGGCCGAAACCATCCTGAGACCTACGGGGTATAAGGTTGACAGACAGGGATTTGGCAGCATCTACTTTGAGCCACGTCACATCAATCAAGGATTGAACTACCTGAAACAGGACGGCGAGATTGCGGCATTCACTATGCTGCCCAAGGTTTTGAAAAGGGGGATCGTTATCGAATCCAGAGAGAACCATAAGGGACGGAACTTTGGAACGGTTACGATTGCGGCGCCGGTGGAGATCAATGGCATCCGCGGGAATATGGCTGCTGTTGTCCAACTGACGGGAAAGAACCACTATCACACGCACAGGATCATCATGCCGGACGGCTCTGCGTTTGCATTCAATGCAGAAAAAAACACAGAATCTAAACCGGCGGGGGCCTTGCTCCAAAAGAGCACGCATGCCACACCAATAGAGTCTGTGTCTAAGCATAGTATACGCCACGAAAATGAAAAAAGCAATACCAAATTTTCCGTCCGGGACAACACTGGGCGAGAACTGACCCCTGCCCAGCAGGAATACTTCCGCGGCAGTAAGGCGAGAGACGAGAACGGAAATTTGCTTGTCATGTATCACCAGACGGACGGGAATTTCACTGTATTCGACACCGAACACAAGGGCGCAGGAACAGGGGACGATGAGACTCCATTCGGCGTTTTTCTAAAAAAGACATCCCGAGACATCGGGGTTCGGGGAAAGAAACAAATGCAGCTGTACGCAAATATCCAGAACCCGCTCCGCGTGGACAATAGAGAACAGCTGGTGCAAAGCCTGGCGCGAATGTCGGAGGAATATGCATCGCTCAAGGCAGAGTCCGGGAATATCGACAAGGAGTACGGGGCTAAATTCGAGAAAGCGAAAAGGGCCTTTGTGGACTTCCTCACACGGTGGCGAAAAGAGAACCCGGATGCGCCAGCCCGTGCCGCATATAATGCGGAGGGCTTTGACGCCGCGTTCAATGCAGAGGACGAAGTGGTCGAGGAGTGGACGCGGAAAAAGGACGAAATCGCGGTGCTTGCCAAAAAGGCAATTACGAATGCCCTGAGGGCGAATGGATACGATGGTGTTTTCCTTGAAAACGACAAGGGGAGCTGGGGGCGCAGTACCGAGGCGTATATCGCACTGGATGCAAACCAGGTCAAGAACGTCGATAACCAGAACCCCACAACAGACCCGGATATTCGTTTTTCCGTGCGGGAGGCGAAGATCACGGACCGGGAGCTGCTGGCCAACGCGCTGGAGACCACGGCGCGGAACGACCTGGAGCGGGGGCTTTTGGCACAGTACCAGGAGAAGGCCAAGTCGGCAGCCCGGTGGGAGCGGTGGCTGGACTACCACCAGCAAAAGCTGGCGGACCACGAGTCCGGCGTACACCCGCTGACCACGCAGCAGGTGCTGCTGGCCCGGGAAAAGGCGGCGCAGTACGCAGAGATGCTGGACCAGCTGGACGAGAAGCTGCTGAAAATCGAGAGCATGGGCCCCATGCGGAAACTGCTGGAGCGGGAGCGCAGCTATGTGGACGACCTGCTGACCGGCGCGGTGGCGGCGGAAAAGGAGCACTTCCAGGCGGACTTTGAGCAGCGGCTGCAGGAGGCCCGGCGGCGGGAGCAGGAGAGCCTGGCCCAGTACCGGGAGCGCCGGGAGGAGAGCGAGCGGCGGCGGGCCGTTACCGCCAAGATCGAGCGCACCACCCGGCAGCTGGCGGACCGGCTGAACACCAACACCGACAAGAAGCACATCCCGGAGCCGCTGAAAAAGCCCGTGGCCCAGCTGCTGACGGCGCTGGACTACTCCAGCCGGTCGTCGCTGCGGGGAGACCGGGCCACCCGGGCGGACCAGGAATACTGCCGGGCTATGGAGGGCATCCGCCGGGTGCTGGCGGACCAGGAGGCCTTCCAGCAGGGCACGGAGGGCAGCGAGGACGCCCTGGGCGGCTATCTGGACCTGCCGCCGGGACTGACGGACCTAATGACAAAGCACATCCAGACGGTGGAAAACATCATCGAGGACCGCATGCCCACGGAAACGGTGCTGCGGCGAATGAACCTGACGCAGCTGAGGGACCTGGACGTGATCCTGTCCACCGTGACCCGGGCCGTTGCCAAGATGAACGAGCTGCTGGAAAACCGCACCTTCGTTCGGGTGGCGGATGCGGCGGAGGACACCATGGCGGAGCTGCACCGGCGGGGCCAGTACAAGGGGGCTGCCGAAAAGGCGGAAACCTTTGTGGCGTGGGACAACACGCTGCCCTGGTATGCGTTTCAGCGGTTCGGCGAGGGCGGCAGGGCCATCTTTGGGGAGCTGCAGGACGGATGGGACAAGCTGGCCTTTAACAGCAAGCAGGTGCTGGACTTCCGGAAGAGTGTCATAACGGACGAGCAGGCCCGGGCCTGGGACACGGAGGTACGCCGGGTGGAACTGCTGGACCAGGAGGGCGAGACCGTGACCGTGAGCATGACCACGGCGCAGTTGATGGGCCTGTACTGCCTGAGCAAACGCAAGCAGGCCCTGGGGCACCTGTTCGGCGGCGGTATCCGCATTACCGATATTGAGACCCGGGGGAAGCTGCGCAAAAAGACCATCAAGCAGGACGAGCACTATAAGATGGACGACCAGATGCTGGGGCGGCTACTGGGCCAGCTGACGCCGGAGCAGATCGCCGTGGCGGATAAGCTGCAGAAGTACATGACGGAGCAGGGCTCCAAGTGGGGCAACGAGGTGACCATGAAGCGATTCGGGTATCGGGGCTTCACGGAAAAAATCTATTACCCCATTGAGACGGACAGCCAGGACCGGCTTTCCCGGGCTGGGGACGGCACGGAGGGCAGCCTGTATCGGCTGCAGAACATCAGCGCCGTGAAGCCGCTGGTGCAGAACGCCAACAACGCCATCATGCTGCGGGGTATCTTCGACGTGTTTAGCAACCACATGGCGGACATGGCCAAGTATAACGCCCTGGTGATCCCTATTGTGGACGCTCAGAAATGGTACAACTACAAGGACAGCACGAAGAACGAGACGGGCCAGGTGAACACCCAGACGGTGCAGCGGGCCATGACCAAAGCCTATGGGCAGTCGGCCAACCGGTATGTGGTCCAGTTCTTGAAGGACCTGAACGGCGTGAAGGAGAGCGGCGCACGGGGCGAGGCTTTCGCCGACAAGATGATCTCCAACTATAAGCGGGCGGCGGTGGCGGCCAACCTGCGGGTGGCACTGCTGCAGCCCACGGCATACGTCCGCGCGGCGGCGGTGCTGGACTACAAGTATCTGGCCAAGGCGTTCGGCGACCGGACGGGCACCAGGCAGGCCACGGCGGAGATGCTGGAGCACAGCGGCATCGCCCTGTGGAAGGACATGGGCTTTTTTGACACGGACGTGGGCCGGTCCATCCGGGACCAGATCAAGGGCAAGGGAAGCAGGCTGGAGGACCTGGTGGACAAGTCCATGGCGGCGGCGGAACTGGGCGATAAGGTCACCTGGGCCCGGCTGTGGCGGGCCTGTAAACTGGAGACACAGGAGAAGCAGGGGCTTTCCGGCGACGAGCTGGTAAAGGCCACCGCCCGGCGCTTCCGGGACGTGATATATCAGACCCAGGTCATCGACTCCACCATGACCCGCAGCCACATGATGCGATCGTCCAGCACTTTCTCCAAAATGTTCACCAGCTTTATGTCGGAGCCTACGGTAAGCTATAACCTGATTATGGAGGGAACGCGCCAGATTCTGAAGGACAAAAAGGCCATGGGCCTGAAAACCGCCATTGGCCGGAACTGGAAAACGGCGGGGCGGGCTTATCAGGCATATGTGGTGTCGGCGCTGGCGGCGGCTGTGGTGGAGTCCCTGGCGGACGCCCTGCGGGACGATGACGACGACACCCTGTGGGAGAAGCTGTGGAACGCCTTCGGCGGACTGCGTGGCAATCTGGCCAGCGACCTGAACCCCCTGAACAAGCTGCCGTATATGCGGGACGTGTTCTCGGCGCTGGACGGCTATGACAATGGGCGCATGGATACGGAAGGCCTGGCCAACGCCAAGAAGGCCTATGACATCCTGATGGAGTCGTACCGCCTGGCCACCGGCCAGCAGGACAAGGCCACCAGCACCACCTATTACGGCAACATGACCACATACGGCAAGGTATACCAGACCTTCCGGGCGGTGTCCATGCTGTCGGGGCTGCCGCTGTCGGCGGCCACCCGGGAGGTCATCACCACTTGGAACAACACCGTGGGCAGCGTGTGGCCGGGAATGAAGCGCAAGACCTATGAAAGCAAGAAACTGCGGGAGGCGTACAACAGCTACGCCAAGCCCGCTGACATCAGCTACGACAAGCTGAGCACCGCCATGGAGTATGTGGCCACCCTGGAGAGCGACAAGGATGCGGAGGGCAAAACCGTATCCGGGTCCCTGAAGGCCAAGTACGTAGCCTATATCCAGTCCATGGGCCTGACGCCCAGCCAGCAGAAGGCTATGTGGCTGGCGCTGAAAATTTCCACCTGGAGCGACAAGGGCACGCCGTGGGAGTGAGAATCCCAAACGCTTGGGGAAGCTGAAAAAAATGCCGGGCCGGGGAGAAATCCCGGCCCGGCATCCGTTACAATAGAAGAAAACGGGAGGTGAGCGAAATGGCCGTGTTGAATTTCAGGGGCTGGCAGCTGCGCAGCGTCGAGGGCCCGGCTGCGGCTCAGCTGGACCACAAGTCTCAACAGATCGCCGTGACGGGCGACATCCCGGAGGGGTACAGCTGGGACCTGCTGGTCATGGCCCCGTCCGGCGCTACGGACGTATGGTCCCTGGCGGCGGTGGGCGACGGGCTGGCCGTGGTGGTGACCCGGGGCATGGTACCGGAGGAGGGGCGATACGCCGTGCAGCTGCGGGGCACGCTGCAATCGGACAACGACACCCAGCGGCATACCAACATCGTGCAGCTGCGGGTGCTGCCCAGCATTACCGCCGGCGGCAAGTGGCCGGTGCTGCCCACGGAGTTCTCCCAGGCGGAGGCCCGGCTGCGGGATATCGCGGCCCATCCGCCCATCCCTGGAGACGGCGTGTGGCAGCTGTGGAACAGCGACACCGGGGCATACGAGGACAGCGAGCTGCCGCTGCCCTCCGGCGGCGGGGCCGGTGCTGACGGCATTACCCCGCACATCGGCGACAATGGAAACTGGTACATCGGCAGCACGGACACCGGGAAGCCGTCTCGTGGAGCCACTGGTGCGAATGGCTCGGATGGCGCACAGGGAGAAAAGGGCGCGACCGGCCCGGCTGGCCCACGAGGCCCCGCCGGTGCACCGGGCAAGGACGGCACTGCTGGTGCTGACGGCATTACCCCGCACATCGGCGACAATGGAAACTGGTACATCGGCAGCACGGACACCGGGAAGCCGTCACGCGGAGCAACTGGTGCGAATGGCTCGGATGGCGCACAGGGAGAAAAGGGCGACACCGGCGGCACCGGCCCGCAGGGCCCCAAAGGCGACACCGGCGACACCGGCCCCAGGGGCCCCGCTGGCCACGCCCCGGTGAAGGGGACGGACTACTGGACGGCAGCGGACAAGGCGGAGATAGTCGCTGATGTGCTGGCGGCCCTGCCGGATGGAACGGAGGTGAGCTACTGATGGCCAAGAAGCTCTACGAAGAGTCCAGCGTCCTGGCCATCGCAAACGCCATCCGGGCCAAAAACGGCAGTACGGCCACCTATAAGATTGCCGAAATGGCCCAGGCCGTCCGGAGCATCGAGGGCCTGAAAACCACCGTCACCGAGTATAGCCAGCTCAACGATACGGCTGCGGCCTTCCTGACTGCGGCGGAGGCCGCTTATACGGACGCCAACGGCGGCAGCGTAAGCGTGCTGGACAGCTACACGGGGGCCAGCGGAATCAAGGAT